AATTTAAAAAATGGTAGACCTGATACATATAAAGTTACATTCTTCGGGTCGTTAAATTTAAAAGATGTTTTAGGTGATTTAAAATTAGAGGATTTAGATTGGCTTACAAATTTTGATACAACATATACATCGGCAAAAATAATTGATGGTTTATCAGATGACGGGACTGGGTCTGTTACAGTTGATAGCGTAGCATATCCGGTTCCGCTGGTTACCGCTTTAATAAGTAACTCAATGCGAGGTTTTTATTCTTCATCACAAACACCTGCGTATTGGGATACTAGCAAACAAGAAATAAATAAATCAGGTGGAAACCTTAATCCATCACAAGCTACTGCTTATTCTGGTTATTATTGGAAAGACCTAACATATAGTGTAAGGTTATACATAATAATAAAAGCTATTGAGAACTCAGAAATTACAAAAGATATAAATGGCAATAAACAGATAGTATTTAGTGATGACTTTTTTAACACTACTAACACAGGGTTTTATAACTTGTATATGCTTTGCCAAAGAAACGCAGGAAAAATATTAGAAGGAGTTGGGTCATCTTACACACCTAATCAACAATCTGGTAAAACATATGATCCAGCTGCTGGTAACAACCACGAAGATAATTTAGTATTAAGGCAAAGAGGTTTTGAAATATATAATTTAACTTCTAACGAAAAGTTTCAGTTTGCTATAACAGTAAACTTTGGAACTGTATCACAAAACATTGTAGCAGAAATAAAAAATATATCAACCGGTGTAATTGAATATGCGACATATACACCATCACAATCAGGAACTCAAAGATCATATCAATTACCTAACGGAAATTATGAAATAAAATTTAAGAGCAACGCAGCTGCTACCGTCACATCTTTTAGTTTAGTATTTATTGACACCTTTGACACCAATACAAGCACGACTGTAAGCACAAGTGATGTTGATGCAAGTTTTGCAATACCAAGTGGCGGTTTTGCTTTGATGGAAAATATACCTGATATAAAAGTTATTGACTTCTTGTCGGGATTATTTAAAATGTTTAATTTAGTAGCTACTGAAAAAAATGGTGTTATAACTATTGACACTTTAGATAATTTTTATTCTGGGGGTACTTTAAGGAATATTACGGACTTTGTAAACAGTAATGAAAAAACTGTAGACAGTGCTTTACCTTATAGAGAAATAGCATTTAAATATGAAGATACAGAAAATATTTTAGCTAAACAACATAAAGAACAGTTTCAAAGAGATTGGGGTGGCGTTAGTTATGATGGGGGTGGTAAATTAGATAGTAATAATACTACTTATGAAATAATTGCACCTTTTCAACATATGAAGTTTGAAAGATTAGTTGACGGCTCAACAACAAAAAATATTCAAGTTGGACATTTACTAAACGACAAGCAAGAACCATATCTTGGTAAACCTGTTTTATTTTACCCAATACATAGTTCTGATCTAGGCGTGACTGCAGACGGAATTAATTTAATTACAGAAATTAGCGGATATGATAACGGATCTTCAAATGCAGAACAAACAATAACAGAATATTGGATACCAAGTAACTCACCGACAGTTCAAAGTAGTGGAGCAGGTTACCCTGAAACTATACATTTCAATCAAGAAATTAACGAGTGGACAAATAGTGATGATTATATCGACAGTTTATATTATAAATATTATCAATCTTATGTAGTAAATGTATTTAGGTTTAACGAAAGATTAACAAAAATAAAAGCGGTATTACCATTAAAATTTTTACAACAGTACTCTTTAGCTGACGAATTACAAATCAGTGATTTAACATATAGAATAAATTCAATAAATACAAATTTACAAACTGGTGAATCAACATTAGAATTATTAAATGGTAGAGAAACAGTTGCAGCTACCGGTGCCACCGCAGTAAGTATAACAATATCAACAAGCAGCAGTGCTACACCTAATACAGCTTGTGGGTACACTTTAAATAACACATTATATTATTCAGGAACATTAGGTAACGGAACTAGATTATATACAAACTCTGGATTATCTACTGCTTTTTCTGGATCAGGAAACAACTACGCTTTCCCAGGAAGTTACTACGCAGCTATAGATGCAAATGGATATGTGTCAGGTTATCAACCTTGCCCGACATTACCACCAACTGTAACAACTAATTCAGCTACAAATGTTACATATAGTTCTTTTACTGCTAATGGTAGTGTAAACGTTGCTAATGGTACAATAAGTTCAAGAGGTTTTTATGTAGGTACAAATGTATCTTATGCCAGTAACACAAAAACTGCAGAGGGTGGTACATCAGTTGGAGGTTTTTCAGCTAATCAGACAGGTCTTTCTGCAAATACTAATTATTATGTAACTGCCTACGCTATAAATCAACACGGAGAGGGTGTAGGTACAACCATTTTAGTAAATACAAACAACGCACCATCAGTGCCAACAGTCAATACTTTAGCAGAGTCAAACGTTGCTGAAACTTCATTCACAGCAAACCTACAAATAACAGCAGATGGTGGGCAAACAATTAATGGTGCAGGTTTTTATATGGGAACAGATAATTCTAGCCCTACCAACAATACACATTATGACGTATCACCAGCACCAAATAACATAGGAAATAACAGTTATAATTTTACAGGTTTAACAGGCAGTACAAATTATTATTATTGGGGTACTGCTACAAACACATACAGTTCTACCAAGGGTGTATCATCGAGTTATGAAACTGTTACTACAAGTGCAGCAATAAATTATACAACACATTCTTCTGTAAGGTACCATGCGAGTGATGCTTTTTTAGCTTGTGCTAGTAATGCATATATTCAAACTTTATATTCCTCTGGCTTAGGTAATGCGTTTGCGAATAATTTAGTTGTATATACAAATAACGGACTTACAAATTTAGCACCTAATGGTCTTTACTCACTTAACAACAAAGTTTACACTGTAACAAGTAATAATGGTACACTCACGAATGAAACTGCTTGTTCAACAAGTATTCGTAGATTAGTATTCAGTTCAGGTTACCCGACAACATCATACACCACTACATCAGCAGCGTGTTCGTCATCGTTTGGTACAGTTTATGGATACTATACAGGTTCATATAATGGTGCTCAGCTTTATACAGATACGACCTTAACAACTGCGTTTACTGGAGCAGGAATCCAGGGGTACCCACAATATTTAACACCGACACAATATATAGTAAAAGCAAAAAGGCAACATTTTGTATCAGGGTATAATTTATGGCTTGACTTAGGAAGTTCTGTGTATGTAGGACAAGTAAGTACATCAGGAATTTTTCAATTAACTTACTATGATTATAACAACAACGCTTTAACTTGTCCATAAAAAAATATAAATAAACTATTATATATATAGATGCTTAATGAAATTATAACATTATTAAAATACTCAGACGCAAGTACTGAAAATATAAAAATCGCTAAAGGAAAAAATAAATTACCTAGTAGCTTTACAGAAGTCTATAAACAATTTAAACAAGAACTTAAATGGCAGTCAAAAAAACAATAGAATTAGAAGCTAACGTAAAAGGTCTTGAAGATGACGTAAGAGATATTAGAGAACAGTTTGCTGAACTAAAAGAATCTATTCAAGAGGTAGAAAAAAGTGCTAAACAAACTGCTGATAATACAAAAAAAGGATTTAAAGGTTTAAAAGGTGCAGTAGATACAGTAAAAAAAGGTTTTAGCGGTTTAGGTCTTGCAATTAAAACCCTTGGTGTAGGTTTAGTTCTTGAAGCATTTAATACTTTTAAATCAGTATTAAGCCAGAACCAAGTTGTAGCAGATGCGTTCGCAGTAGCATTTGGCGCCATATCAAATATATTTAATGACTTCGTAAATTTCCTAATAAATAACTTTGACAAAGCAGTAGGTCCAGTAAAAGAATTCTTATCATCAGACACATTTGAGGGTGTAGAAAACTTTTTTGTTGGTTTAATCACAAGAGTTAAAAATTTAATTCAAGGAATAGGTGGTTTAGGTAAAGCGTTGGTTAAAGTTTTTAAATTGGATTTTGAAGGAGCTGCAGAAGAAGCAGGAGAAGCATTTAAAAATTTAGGCGAAGTTATAGTTGGTAATGCCGAAGAATCTGAGAACACTCGTAAAGTATTGAAGAAAGTTGCAAATACTATTAAAGAAGTTACAACGGAAGCTATTGACAACGCTAAAGCAGAAGTAGATCTAGCAAACGCTGCAAAATTAGCAGCTGCTGAACAAGAAAAATTAAGATTAGCAAATTTAAAAGCTGCAGAAGAACAAAGGCAAATCCGTGATGATGTAAGTAAAGATATTGAAGCTAGGATTACAGCTAACGCTGAACTTGGTAAAATATTAGAAGAGGGTATAAAACAAGAAAAAGAATTAGCAGAAGTACAACTTTTAGCTGCAGAAGCAGCACTTGCTAATAACGAAAGCAATATTGACTTACAAACCGAAGTTATAAGAGCACAGGCTGCGGTTCTTGAAATAGAAGAACGTATCGGTGGGCTAAGATCAGAACAATTAACAAACGAAACAAGTTTATTAAAAGAAAAATTAGATTTAACAAATGCAGTATCTCAATCAGAAAGCGACGCTAGGTTAAGAACTCTTGAGGGTCAATTAGCTATAGAAGACGGTATCCTTGATAGATTAGATTTAGAACGTCAAGTTGCTGAGGAACAACAAAAAATAGCATTAGAACAATTTGAGAATACAAAAAAAATATTTAAAGAAGGAACTATTGAATTTGAAAACGCTGAAAAAGAAAAACTAGCTGCTCAAGAAAACTTTGCTAATATAAGTAAGAGCATAAAAAAACAAGAAGAAGAAGCAAAGGTTGCTATTGTATCAGAAGCGTTATCTGGTGTAAGTTCATTGTTAGGTCAAGAATCAGCTGCCGGCAAAGCAGTAGCAGTAGCACAATCAATTATAAACACATATCAAGGTGCAACAAAAGCACTTGCTCAAGGTGGTATATTTGGTGCGGTAGCAGCAGCTGGAGTAATTGCAACAGGTTTAGCTAATGTTAAAAAAATAGTTGCTACTAAAGTTCCCGGAAGCGAAGGAAGTCCAGGTGCAGCAGCAGTTTCAGGTGTAGGCGGTCAAATAGAAAACATAGAAGCTAACGTGCCAGACTTTAACGTTGTAGGTGCATCACCTATTAATCAATTAGCTAACTCACTAAACAACCGTCAACCAGTAAAAGCATTTGTAGTATCAGGCGATGTTACATCAGCACAACAATTAGATAGAAATATTATAAATGAAAGCGGAATATAAAAAAAACGATAAATTAAATATTATATTATTATGAGAATAGTCGAACTTATTTTAGATGAAGACCAAGAATATTCTGGTATTGAAGCAATATCAATTGTAGAAAGACCTGCTATTGAAGAAGATTTTATTGCATTAAATAACAAACAAGAATACAAACTTGCAGAAGTAGACGAAAAGAAAAAAATATTATTAGGTGCATTGCTTATCCCTAATAAACCAATTTTAAGAACTAGCGGTGATGGAGATTATTATATATATTTTTCTAAAGACACTGTAAGAAAAGCAAGTGAATTATACTTAATGGAGGGTAATCAAAATCAAGCAACCCTTGAACATCAAATGAAATTAAAAGGTTTGTCATTAGTAGAAAGTTGGATTGTAGAAGATAGTGAAAAAGATAAATCAGCTTTTTATGGTTTGAGTTATCCGGTAGGAACTTGGGTAGGAGCGGTAAAAGTTACATCTGATAAAATATGGAACGAGTTCGTAGAAACAGGTAGAGTAAAAGGTTTTTCTATAGAAGGATATTTTCAAGACAAGTCAGAAACTAAAAAAGATACATTATCTGCTATCGAGCAAGAAGAAGCAGAATATTTATTATCAAATATTAAAGATGTTTTAACAGGCCAATATGTTACTTTAGAAAGTTATAATGATTATCCTGACGCAGTTTCTAATAATGCTAAAAGAGGTATTGAATTAAATAAGAAAGTAAATAATAAATGTGCTACAGATGTTGGTAAAATTAGAGCTCAACAATTAGCACAAGGGGAAAAAGTAAGTACTGACACTATAAAAAGAATGTATTCTTATCTGTCTAGGGCAGAAGCGTTTTATGACCCAAGCGATCCAGAAGCGTGTGGCACGATATCATATTTATTATGGGGTGGTAAGTCTGCTAAAAATTGGGCTGAAAGTAAAATAAATAAATTAAACTTATATACAGAAATTATAAATGAAGATTACGCTATCATTGACGATCGTCTTGCATATTCTACTAAAGAAAAAGCGGAAGAGATAGCAAAGAACATAGGCTGTTCCGGTCACCATATACACGAAGTAGAAGGAAAAAGTTGGTATATGCCCTGTGAAAAACACGAAACAGATTTAAAAAAAAAATATAAGTGTCCTCCGGGATATAAAAAAGATTATCAAAAACACAAATGTGTAAAAGCTACTGCAGAAGAAATGGCAGAAGTTGGACCAAGAGGTGGTATTAGACGCTCACCTAAAGCACCTGGAAGTACGAAAAGAAATACCAATCCTAAAGGTAAAGGCACCGCAAAAGGAAACGCTAGAACGAGTAGAGGTGCTAAAGTAGATAAACAAACAGAGGGTACTTTACAAAAAAAGTCTGACGAGTTTAACGAAAGATATAAAAAGAAGTTAGGGTATGGCGTAACTATTGGCCAACTAAAGACTGTATTTCAACGAGGGTTGGGTGCTTTCAACGTAGGGCATAGTCCTAGAGTTACAAGTGCTAAACAATGGGCGTTGGCTAGAGTTAATGCATATTTGTATTTAGTAAAAAACGGAAGACCTCAAAATGCGAAGTATAAAGGTGATAATGATTTATTACCAAAAGGACATCCTAAATCAAATAAAAAATAAAACTATGTGTAATTGTATATATTGTATTTGTAAGAATGCGTAAAAAAAATAATTATTATAAAACACCTAGCCGGTCATCACCCAAAAGTTCTAGGAGAGGTTGCTTATGCCCTGATAATACTTATCATCAAAAATGTTGTGATGGCTCACTACAAGCTCAAGGAATAGGCAGAGTGTAAATTACCCAAACCAAAAATATAAATATTTTCTTAGTATTTATTATATATATATGAATGCTACAGAGATTTTATCTAAAGTCAAGATCTTGTTAGGTGTTGACCCTAGCAATCTTGAAGTGAAAGCCGAAGCTGTGTCTTTGGAAGAATTAACTCTCGAAAATGGTACAACCTTAACTGCCGAAAAATTTGAAGCAGGTGAGGAAATATTTATTCAGACAGAGGACGAGAAAGTACCTATGCCGGTTGGCGAATACGAACTCGAAGATAATAGAATATTAATCGTTAAAACAGAAGGAATGATAGAAGATATCAAAAATCAAGAAGAAGTGACTGACGAAGTTCAGGACACTAATTTAGAAGAGACGCCAAAAGAAGAAGAAAAAAAAGAAATGGCGTATGCTACTAAAGAGGAAATGACAGCTTTAGCAGAAGCAGTTGAAGAAGTCAAGAATCAATTAAAAGAAGTCGTTGAAAAAATGATGGACAAAAAAGAAGAAAAAGAAGAGATGGCAAAACAAGAAGTTTTATCTAAACCTGCAGCAGAGGGTATCAAACACTCACCAGAAGCAGAGCCGACAAAACTAGGTGCTAGATTTTCTGTAAATTCTAAACAAAACACTACATATAGTAGAGTATTACAAGCAATAACTAATAATCAATAATAAAAATGGCAACAACTATATCAAATGACGTTACTAGAATTTTTTCTAAACAAGAAACGTTATCGGCTGCAACAACATTAACTGCTGCTGATTCAGGTAAAACATATTTAATAAATGGCACAGGTTACACTGTAACACTTCCTGCTCCTTTTGCAGGTTTTAGTGTTAAATTTATTGTAGCAGCTGCATTTACAACTGACTGTGTTATACAAACACCTGCTGACAATAGAGATATTTTAAATGGCGGTGTAATTGTAAACGGAGCAATCGTAGAAGCTGACGCAGTAGATCAAGTAACATTTGAAGACGGTGCTGAAAGCATTGGTGATCACGTTGAGATTTCAAGTGATGGGACTAACTTTTACTTATCAGGTAATGGGAACGCAGCTTCATCAATAACAGTAGGAGAACTTTAATAATAATAATAATTTAAAAAATGGCAACAACTAATAATTTAACAACTACATATGCTGGAGAGTTTGCAGGTAAATACATTTCGGCAGCACTTTTAAGTGGTAAAACTTTAGCAGAAGGAAACCTAACTGTGGTTCCTAACGTAAAGTTCAAGCAAGTTATGAAAAAAGTTTCGACAAATGGTATCGTTAAAGATGCGACTTGTGACTTTGATCCAACTTCAACACTTACTTTAACAGAAAGAATTTTACAACCTGAGGAGTTTCAAGTAAACTTACAACTTTGTAAAAAAGATTTCAGATCAGATTGGGAAGCAGTACAAATGGGATTCTCTGCTTTTGATAATCTACCTCCATCTTTCAGTGACTTTTTAATTGCTCACGTAGCAGATAAAGTTTCTCAAAAAATGGAACAAAATATATGGAATGGAACTAACGCTAATGCAGGAGAGTTCGATGGATTTAAAACAACTTTATTAGCAGACGCTGACGTGGTCGATGTAGCTGGTCAAGCAAGTACATCAGCTAACGTTGCAGCAGAAATAGGAAAAGTAGCTGACGCTATCCCATCTGCAGTGTATGGTAACGAAGATTTAGTAATCTATGTTCCTTCAAATATTCACAGGAATTACATCAGAAGTTTGGGTGGATTCGGTGCTAATGGTTTAGGTGCTGCAGGTACTAACGACCAAGGAAATCAATGGTACAATATGGGTAACGCTTTATCTTTTGACGGTCTAGAAATAGTACACGCTCCAGGTTTAGCAAGTGATACAATGATTGCTGCAGAAAAATCAAATCTATTTTTCGGAACAGGTCTAATGGCAGATCAGAACGAAGTAAAAGTAATTGATATGGCAGATATCGACGGATCTCAAAACGTAAGAGTCGTTATGAGGTTTACTGCTGGTATTCAGCACGGAATTGGTTCAGACATTGTACTGTACTCTTAATGTTTAACTTTAAAATATATATACTATGGCTTGTGCATTAACAACTGGACGTAAGTTACCTTGTAAACAATCAGTAGGAGGTTTAAGAACTGTTAGCTTTGCTGCGTTCGGAACTCTAGGTACTGCAACTATTTCGGGAGGAAATATTTCAGCATTATCTGGGACTCCAACTTTCTATAAATATGATTTAAAAGGTGCGACGAGTTCATTAACAACTAACATAATTAGTTCTAGAGACACAGGTACGACAGTATATGAATCAACTCTAGAATTAACATTTACACATTTAGACGTAGCTACTCAAGAAGAAATTAAACTTCTAGCAGCTGCAAGACCACACGTTGTGGTAGAAGACAATAACGAATCCTCAAACTCAATGATGGTTGGGTTTCATCAGGGTGCTGAGGTGACTGCGGGTACGATAGTCTCCGGTGCAGCATATACTGATTTAAGTGGATTCACGTTGACGTTCACTGCTACAGAAGCAATACCACCTCTGTTTATTACAGGTTCGGTAGTAACTGCTCTACAGAGTGCAACTCAAATAGATCCGACATCTTAAAATTTGTTTTTGTGTGTTTATTAAAGGGGTAGTGTAAACTATCCCTTTTTTATTTTATAAAAAACTCTTTTTTTTTTATTATATATATATGAAAATATTGACAACTAGCACAAGCAATCAAACATTATCTTTTTTACCAAGGGAATATCCATCTACAGTTAAGATGACATTAAGAGATAATAGTACGAATGCAACTACAACTGTCAATACATTAACATTAACTAAAAGTAACGATAATGCATCTATCACAAATGCATTTGCTTTAGTTGAAGGAAGATTTTATGATTTAAATATTATAAAAGGTCAAGGTCAATTATGGAATACACTAACAACTCAATGGCAACTTGTAACTGATAATTGGGAAAACATTGTTTCAAGTGAAAATGTAATATATAAAGATAAAATATTTTGTACCGATCAAACTATTGACCAACTAAACGACAGTTATTATGATATTAATAGCGGTGAATATACAGAAACAACATCTTACCCAGATGACGATTATTTAATAATAAGCTAATGAGCAATATAAGAGTAGTTAATTTAAGCACATATACAGCACCAAAAATAACAGAAGATAAAAGAAATAAATTTGTTATGTATGGTGAGGATAATAATTATTACCAATACTTGATTGATCAATATCAAGGTAGCCCTACTAACAATGCCATAATAAATGGTATAACAGAAATGATTTACGGAAAAGGTTTAAATGCTACAAATAGCAATAAAAAACCTATGGAATATGCAGAGATGATTTCTTTATTTAAAAAAGAAGATATGAAAAAAATCTGTGCTGATTTTTATTTATTAGGTCAAGCAACGTTTCAAGTTTATTATAACATAGATAGAAGTAAAATAGTAAAGGTAGAACATTTTCCAGTACAAACTTTACGTGCAGAAAAAGCAGATAGAAAAGGAGATATAAAAGCATACTATTATTTTCACGATTGGTCTAAATATACATCAAGAGATAAATTAACACGCATACCAGCTTTCGGTAAAAGCACTAACAGTGCAATTGAGATACTATGTATTAAACCATATAGAGCAGGATATTTTTATTATACACCTGTAACATATCAAGGTGCTTTACCATATTGTGAACTTGAAGCAGAAGTTGCTAATTACCATATCAACAACATACAGAACGGAATGGCTCCAAGTATGTTAATTAATTTTAACAATGGTACGCCAGATGAAGAAGCAAGAGAATTAATTGAAAGGCGTATATATGATAAGTTCAGCGGAAGCAGTAATGCAGGTAAATTTATATTAGCATTTAACGATAATTCAGAAAGTGCTGCTACTATAGATCCAGTTCAATTATCAGACGCTCACAATCAATATCAATTTTTATCAGACGAAGCTACAAAAAAAATTATGGTAGGTCACAGAGTTGTATCACCTTTATTGTTAGGTATCAAAGATGCAACAGGTTTAGGTAACAACGCTGATGAATTAGAAAAAGCAAGTATTTTATTTGACAATATGGTAATAAGGGTACAACAAGAATATATCCTTGACGCTATTGAACAAACACTTACGTTCAATGATATTGCTTTAAACGCATATTTCGTTACACTACAACCTCTTGAATTTACAGATTTAACAAATAATGAAGTAGATGAAGAAACTAGAGAAGAAGAAACAGGTGTAGAAAGCGAGGAAAAAGAAGAACTATCTACACAAAAAACTGCTCTTCAATCATTTATAGAACTAGGG